ACTCCATCGTCAAGTTAAAGGCGGGGTAGTTGTGAATTATTTAGCTGGAGGCTCTAAGTTAGTTGAAAGAGAACTTCCTTCTCTTACTCATTTGACTACGGTTGACGGAAAGGAAGAATCTTTGATGATTAATGATTATATGTATTGCATTGGATCCAAAGGTGATGCTGGTCACTGTTCTCTTCCTTATATAGCAGTAGATACTGTAACTAATAATGTGTATGTTGTTGGTTTTCATATAGGGAGAGTAGGTGATGATTCTCTTATAAATGTTCTTACTGAAAATGATCTTCCTCGTGAAGTGGCCTATCATACTCCTCAAGGCCCAGTGTTGAAGCAAGGTCTTTTTATGCCTCCCCATGTTATGAATAATCTTTCTTCTTCTCGGAGACAAGATAAATTTAATGGTAGATTAGTTTCGATGGGTTCACTAAAACGTCCTTCAGTTATACCTTCGGAAACGAATATCATTCCGTCTCCGTTTCAGGGAGATATTGAGACTCCTCCTATTTATCCTATTTCCTCTGCTCCTGCATTATTAAAACCTACTTATGTTGAGCAAGAAGATGGAACTACTGTGCTCGTGCAGCCTCTTGTCAATGCTGTTGCTAAAGTGGAGTGTGCTCCAGTTAAGATTGTTGATCCTAAATTCGTTGAGTTTATAGATAAGGAACCTGAAGCTGCTTTTTGTGGTTTCTTTCCAAATGTTCGTCGAGAGTTTAGGATGTTGACTAAACAGGAAGCACTGCAGTCGTCTGATATGCAGGCGTCTGTTTCTTATTGGGGTAAAGTTCATGGATTTCGTAAGCGTGAGGAAATGTTTGACAAAACTACCGGGTGGATTCACCCTCTTCTTGATGCTGCCATCGATAAAATGTTTGAAATGATGGATAAAGGCTATACTCTGAAACAAGCAATGGAAGCTTGTTTGAAAGATGAAACTAGAGACTTGCCACGTGTATATGTTGGTAAAACGCGTCTTTTTTATGTTGGTTGTTTTGTTCATCTTATTGTTACTATAATCATAATAGGTGATATAATAAATTTTATGAAGGCTCATCGAGGAACTTCCGATGTTAATATTGGGATTAATCCTCATGGTAATGAATGGGAGTTTCTTCGAAAGAAACTTCAGTCTATGCCAGATGCAAAGTTTTTTGCTGGAGATTTTTCGAATTTTGATACTAGTATTCGTCAAGTGTTTGCTTATGGTTTGTTTTCCGCATTCCGTTGGTACGCGCAATGGACGGATGAGAAGATGAATTGGTATCTTTATTGTATCACTTTTGCTAGTGTTGGTCCCCTCCTGATTATAACTTGTGAAGTTTATTTTATGAATTGGGCAAATGGTTCAGGGCAGTGGTTAACCGGTGTTTTGAATTCATTTGCAAATGTACTTATGAGTAATTGGTTCTATAGGTGTGAAGTTTCTAGGACAATGTTTAGCTCTCCGAATTTTCAGAGTTATATAGCATTGATCAATCAATACCTTAAACGTGGTTTTTATGGCGATGATAATGTTGGTGCTGTCCACCCTGAGCTTTTTGGGGTTGTGACTATGCCAAAAATGTCAAAGTTTATTTATGAAAATTTTGGTATGACCTATACTACTCCTGGAAAGAGTAGTTGTACCAAGGATTATTTAGAATGGGAAGAGATTGATTTTTTATGTAGACGTTTCCAGCGATCTCATGGAACTCATGCTCCACTTTCATTGGAA